ATGGCGTTGCGTATCCTTTCCTGCGCGCTGTTCGTTAACCCCTGGATTATTTCATTAGTGAAGTTGTTACATGCCATTGAGGTTCCACTTTGTGTCATATCCGTCTTCAAATACAGCGTGGCAAACTTTGATAAGCGCCTGTCGTCGACGATCTTTCTGATTGGTTTTCAAATTGCCAGTTCGCTTGGGATTGTGCTGCTTTCAACGCCGACTGGGATACTCTTTGACCACGCAGGCTACCAGACAGTTTTCTTCGCAATTTCGGGTATTGTCTGCCTGATGTTGCTATTTGGCATTTTCTTCTTGAGTAAAAAACGCGAGCAAATAGTTATGGAAACGCCTGTACCTTCAGCAATATAGACGTAAACTTTTTCCGGTTGTTGTCGATAGCTCTATATCCCTCAACCGGAAAATAATAATAGTAAAATGCTTAGCCCTGCTAATAATCGCCTAATCCAAACGCCTCATTCATGTTCTGGTACAGTCGCTCAAATGTACTTCAGATGCGCGGTTCGCTGATTTCCAGGACATTGTCGTCATTCAGTGACCTGTCCCGTGTATCACGGTCCTGCGAATTCATCAAGGAATGCATTGCGGAGTGAAGTATCGAGTCACGCCATATTTCGCTATCAGGATTCTGTGTGATGGTTACATCGCCCGGCCCAGGGCTGTTTAGTCATCAGCGCTTTCTGACAGTGCTGAGATTTCAACCTGTTGCAGTAAAAATGAGTAGATATAAGGCAAGTGTGCTGCCAAACCCATCTTTTACGGGGTGAAGGTAGATTTCGTTTGAAGGGTATCTGGTGTCCCCTGCAGACATCTACTTGAGGCGGCAGGGGATTGATTGGAATGGTGTTTTTTAGATGTGAGAAATATTTTACCCGCTATTTTACCCATTAGCGCGGCTTAAGAGCTTATTTTTGAATTCACAATGGTCACGATATAACCATCGTGCTCGCCCGTGGATAACTTTGGCTTTAGGCAGGTCTCCGGACTTAATCCGGTCATAGATGAAGGTTTTACCAAAGCCAGTATCGGCCATGATGAATTTCAAATCAACCAGTGAATCAGGTTGTAGTTCGTGTTGCATGAGTGCTATCTCCGAATAGGGAATCGAACCTGCAAATCAGGCAATAAAAAACCGCCATCAGGCGTCTTGGTGTTCTTTCAGTTCTTCAATTCGAATATTGGTTACGTCTGCATGCGCTATCTGCGCCCATATCATCCAGTGGTTATAGCAGTCGTTGATGTCCTCTGCTTCGATAACCCTGTCGAATGGCTCTCCATTCCATTCACCTGTGACTCGGAAGTGCATTTATCATCTCCATAAAACAAAACCCGCCGTAGCGAGTTCAGATAAAAGAAATCCCCGCGAATGCGAGGATTGTTATTGTCTTTTCTTCGTGCATTTGTCGCACTTTCGGCACCATCCAGATAGGCACATCCGTCCGCAATTAACACATATAGGCCACATCATTTCTCCTCTTTTGGTTTATGAATCTGAATGGTCATGCCGCTTTGAGTGGTGACTACAATGACAGAACCTGGCTGAAGACTGTTAAGATTGAATGCTTCGTAAAACGAATCCAATGCCAGTGCTTTTTTATTCTTTCGGTTCCACCAACGCCATCCCTTGCTACAGGCTTCACTGACAATCCACTGTCCACTCCTGTAAGCCATATAAAACCAGATTAGCAAAACCTGAAGGAATGCTATCCAGTCAATGATCGTATATTTCGCGAAGGAGTCCATCACTTCACCTCCTGCGCCGTTTTGATGATTGCTGCCAGACAATTCTTGCAAGGAACAAGCAGCGTTCCCTGCTCAATGCTCAACAGCGCGTGCTGAGCATCCTGAAACAACCAGTCTGAAAATTGTGGCGCATGTCCGCACCACGTTTCTATTTCATGCTTTGCAAGTTTAACTCCCTCTCGATAGTCATATTTGATGATGTGCTTGCTCACGACTTCACCTCCTGTTTCGGCGCTGCTGGCATTTCACGCCAGTGCGTAACTGAGTGCGGATCCGGATATTCGGTGCCATCATCCCAGCGATTGCCATTCCACATTGCAGACCACATCTCACCGTCTTCATACATGACCATTACCGGAATTAACTTATCCGGCATTCGCTCACTACAGCTTATCCAACCATCCGGAGTTACCGGAGTTGGTCCATCGAATTCAGGCATGTCAGGACCTTTTCTGATAGCTTTAGCCAGCTCCAGCGGGTCATCGTAAATCCAGTCGCCAGTTTGTGGGTGATTTGCTTCTGCAAGCTGCGCAGCCCATTCAAGACCATCTTTTTGACCTTGGAGATAATCAAGCGGCAACTCTTCATGATTACTTGCAGGTTCGGCACTATGAAGCATGGCAGCGCGGCAGGCGTTCCAGCCTCTCACCTCTGCAATAGCGGCAACAGCATCAACCGCGTACATGCTAAGAGGATTAGGCATTGGTTTTTCTTCCGGTACTACTGGCGCTGGAGGGGTGGCGTAGAGTGGAACTCCTCCCCCTCCACCAGAAAATTCATTGCGAGCGTTATACTCACGACCATCTGCGTCATCACGCATCCACGCCGCCGGCTCTGCTTCCAGCGATGCCAGTGCGATTTCATAAGCCCGGCGTTCAATATTGTCTCGAACGTCCAGGCTGCTGATACGCTCTTTGATTTCTTTAATCAGTTCTTTGTCGGTGAAAGTGGTCATATCACTCTCCTTTAGTGCGAAAGTGGTTTTTCCAGCGGTTTTGTGCTGCGCTTCTGTTTCGCCAGACACCGTAAAAACGAATAGAGGAACACCCCCTAAAACCCAGATATCTATAGTAAATAACAAGCCGATTTGAGATACGGATACGCTGCCCGGGCTTTGCTATCAGCATCTTTGCCTTACGGTTTTTCATCGCACTGCGTACCCCTTCTCTCGTCTGTTCCGCGACGCGGTGGGTTTATAGTTAAATGCGAATACCACCCTACCAAACATGCCGATCACCGCCCGTTTGTGATTGCTGATTGGTAGCTTCTCGTACCCCGTCGAACGCGATAAAAGAAGTAATTTTGCTTTACGGTTTTTCATCGCTTTGCTCTCCTGCGTCTCTTTGCTGCTCGTCGTGCCGCTGCAATACCGGTATGGCGGCGCTTTGGTACCGGGATGATGTTGTCAGCCATCAGGACATGTGGCTTTGCAATTAGCGCAGAAGCCCAAAAACGAGTCGGGTACGGTAACAAGCCGATACATGCCACACGCATTACTCACCTCCGTTGATGCGAATGCCTGTTGCAATGCTGTTTATGATGCTGTCAGTGCATGGGGTAGAAAGCTGGGCATCTCCAGCAATTTTCATGACATCAACATCTGCATATCGAATACCGAGGTGTATCAGACCGGCTATACCTGACTTAAGCCGAGCATTTTCCATAAACAGATCCTTTGCCCGCTGTTTTTCTGCCTCAAGCTCAACGCGCAACTTCCCTACCGTAAGCGCAATATCCTCGTTCTCCTGGTCGCGGCGTTTGATGTATTGCTGGTTTCTTTCCCGTTCATCCAACAATGCCAGCGCGATATCTGGCGAAAAGTGCTTCATAAAATCGTTAAGCGCATTAATTCGCTGATCGAAAGGCATTACAGGTGCTTCACCGGCAATTTTTGTTTTTTCAGCGATTTCACGAAGCTTTTGATAATCAATCTTGCTCACTGGTTGCCTCCTTTGCGAAGCTCTGCGGCGAACTCGTTAAGTGATATGTAGCAATCTCCAAATGTTAACGAACCGCTCGACTGCATATGCTCCATAGCCATCTCCACGCCCTGCGCCCGTACTTCAGCCAGGAATGCGTCGGTGGCTGGGGTTTCAGTAACATCATCTTCCCATTCGCTAAACTCCTCACGACAAAAGTCATTAAATTCCTTCTCAGATTGCTTAAGCGAGGTATTTTCAGCAGCCATCTTCGCGCATTTAGCCTCAAGGTTATCAATCGTGATTCCAGCAGAACGACACTCACGCAACGCCGTTTCTAGTTTTGATTCAAGTTCACCGAACTTACGCACCAGATATTCAGCGTTTGTTTCGTTAACCTTTAAATCACTTGGGATGCATTTACCTTTCAGAAAACCATCCATCTCAATTAGTGACATTTGTTTCATTTCTTCCCACTCCGCAACATCGCATTCAGATATTTGTTTTGATTCACTGATGGAAAAGAATTTCTCTTAAGCAATTCCTCTCTCGATGGCATTGGCTTTACGCGTTGGCGAATAATCATTTCTGCCGGAAGAATGCCGGGATTGTATGCAAGTCCTCTCATGGTAAATTCCTCAGTCATTACTGATAGCGCCATAGCGTGAGCGGTAATTACGCAGGCGCGGGTCGATATATTCAGGGAAGTGGGTATATGTGGCTTTGCGGAATGGTCGGATTGATGTCTGGTAAATTCGCTCGCGTTCTTCTTTCTCTGCAAGCCATATACAGTGGCGAAATTCCTTTTCCTCTTTCGTTTCCTGCGGTAGAGACATTATTCGATCGTAGTTTTTTCTGAATTTATCCAGCACCTCCGATACGGAATTGCCGGAACAGCGGCGCGCGTCATCCGCACCATACAGAGGCGCTGGCATAATTAAATCCTTGTTTTTCTAAATCAGAATGGGATGGAATCGTCGTATACAGGAGTGTTCTGCTGGTTACTACTTTGCTGCTGCGGGCCATTTCCTGAAGCTGCAAATCCAATCTTTGCATTCAGTAATTCAAGAGTGATTGATTGACCATTTTGCCCCTGATAAACATCAACCCTGATGTTTTCTCCGGTAATTTCCACAATGCCACCTTCAACAAGAACACTACGGTAGTAATCCGCTTGCGCTCCCGGCTTGGCAAATACAACGGCGCTGTAGTTTGTCCATTCTTTCTTTTTTGTCTGGCGATCGTAATACTGAACGCCAGCACGGATGTTGAATCCGATATTTTCCCCGGCCTGAAACTCTCTTGCGGGCTTGTTTAGTCTTACAGTAATCGAATGTGCCATTAAGCAGCCGCTCCTTCTAATTCGTCTCGTCTGATGTTGTAAACGTCCTGCGCTTTGTGCTGCTCCGGTGTGCCTTCGAGCATCTTCCACGCTTTGGCGAACGCCTGTTTAAGCTCTTCTACGGTGTTTTTCTGCAATGCTGCGTCAGTGAATGCTTTTAGAACCTGTTCAGGTGTAGGTGATGGTTTTGATTGCTTTGCTGCTGCGTTCTGCTGATGTTTATGCTCGTCTGTATCTGCATCTTTCGCATCATCAATGCCGAATAAACCATTGAGGCAATACTTGCGTGCATAAGAGCTTGTAGCTCCCGTAACTTGTGCAGAATCCATTCCTTTCTTGCTTTCTTCCTCTCGTGCAAGAGCGGTTGCCGTATGACTGTTTTCACCATCGGTAATAGTTGCCGTGGCTTTCACGTAATACCGATCACCAATCAACACAACTTCATCGCTGATTGATAAAAACAGGCCATTCAGTAACGGCTTAACGCCTTCAAGAATGTCTTCGCAGCTTCTGTATTTATATTTGCCGAATGAGTTGTACTGATTCTTTGGCGCGTTCAGATTCTCCTGAATAGCTGCCAGTCTTGCGTAAAATTCTTTGCTCATATGTTTGTTCTCAGAATGGACATGGCCCAAGGAAATAACGCTGATTTAATACTTCAGTCTTTGCCGCATTTAAAAATACGCGAACACCTTCACGATCTCCCTTCTGGCGATACATTAACGCCTGCTGCGTGTACATGCGTCTCTGTAACTTGCTCTCCTTCACTGTGGTTGCAAGTGACATGAATATCTCCTTCGTTACCGATTAATTCTTTCATCTGACGAATGAATTCTTCGTCTGACCAGTTATCTGTGAAACTCATTTCCTGCGATACCACGGAAGGTTGATAGCTGATTTCATCGCTTTATTTGCTTCAAGCCACATTTTTGAATCACCAATAAATCGGGCTATTACTGCTTTGTTCTGTGCAGCACGAAGCATCTGGTGATTAATGGCTATTTCATTGCGCATAATAAGACCTCAACTCTTTTCCATCCGTCACGTAATTTACGGGTGATTCGTTCAAGTAAAGATTCATTTAGTTGGAAGGCACCCATGCGAGCACCTCCCGCGATTGCGTAAATCATGGGTGGTTCCTTATGTTGGTTTTATTAGTAGGTTATTTTTGTTGCGAATACTTCGCCTTTTACGATGGCTGTTATGATATTTTTAGCAACATCTTCTGATGCACCAACCTTGATAAGGTCAGCAAGTATTTTGTTATTTACTTCTTTCCGGTGAGCTTTATCCTTTGCTCTACGCTCTTCTTCGTCCTTGATTCTTTTTTCTTCTGCTATTCTGGCTTGCTCTTTTGCTTCAGCCTCGCGCCGGATTCGTTCAGCCTCCTCCTGTGCTTTTCGGCGTTCTGCTTCAATTGCCGCCTGCTTTTCTCTTTCAGCTCGTTCTGCTGCCTCTTTTGCTTCGCGCTGTGCTCGTTGCTCGGCTTCAATGCGTTCACGCTCTGCACGTTCCGCTGCTGCCTTAGCTTCTGCTTCTCGCCTTGCTGCTGCTTCAATTTCGGCTTTTGCCTTTGCTTCGGCTTCTGCTCTGGCTTTCTCTTCAGCTTCTCTTTTTAAGCGTTCTTCATGCTCTCGCTTTTCCTGCTCCGCTTTGAGTCTTGCCTCTTCTCTTTGGCGGTCAAATTCGCGATCCATCAAAATCGCTATTTCATGGTCAGACTCAATTTGCTTTGCGAGAGCTTCAGCTGCTGCCTTAGCTTCTTCTTCGGCTTTAATCCGTGCCTGTTCCTCCTCATAATCAGTAAGAGGCTGGCGTGCCTTGGATTTCAGCTCATCAAGGCGATCACGCACTGTCTTGCGGTTGGCATCAATTAGCTTTGGAATTTCCTTCAGTTCAGCAACAAGGTCTTTGCCAAGACCATCGAGATATGTTTTCGTCTGCGCAACTTTATACGCCAGAGAAGCGATCTCCTTTCTGCCCTTTGCCGTTGTGATATCAGGCACAAAGGACATAACTTCACGTTCAACCTTTTGAAGGATTTCTTCAATCTGGTCGGCAGACTGAAATACAGTCATTGCATTTGATTTTTCAATAACAACTAAATCTGTTACTTCACTCATATATCCTCCTTAATTTGTATGCGTCAAATCCGCGCTCAGGCTGCTGAGGTTTCTTCTTTCAGGCTTTCGATATATTTACGTGGGTCGTCGTAACATTGGCATTCGCTGTACCAATCTACCCAGCGATCCGTAAGCTCCATCTCTGATAAATCTTCATCAGTAAGGCTCTCATCCCACATCTCAAGGCCGTTAGCATTGCAGTAGTCATGCTTGATGTTGTTGTCATACTGAAAGGCATCATAATCAGCCAGTGCATCCATCAGGCGAACACCCTCTTCAACACTTGCCACTTCTACAATGAACGGCTTCATAGGTACTTGCGGGATATGCCAGACACGTAATTTCATATTTCATATTTCCTACGTCAAAAAAAATCGCCCTCACGCTGGAGGGCAAAGAAGATTTCCAACAATCAGAACAAGTCGGCTCCTGTTTAGTTACGAGCGACATTGCTCCGTGTATTCACTCATTGGAATGAATACACAGTGCTGTGTTTATTCTGTTGTTTATGCCAAAAATAAAGGCCGACTATGCGGCCTTATCTACATTTCTGAACCAAACGCAGATCGGACCGTCTTCTGTATCGTGAATCGAACCGACAAACCATCCTTCTCCATCTGGCATGCTTGGCTCCCATCCACTGATGTTTGGATTCCCATCTTCAAAATACGCGTCAATTACCGTTTGATTGTTGTCGTTTTCCATTTCAACAATTGATGATTCAATGCCATGCTGCTTGCAGAAAGATCTGAACTCATCAGCTGAAATTGCCTCTCTATCCCCAAACAGGTTGGCGTATTCTGGGTGCGTCCAGTAGCCATCCTCGCTTCGCTCTACTACTAATGCTTCCATATCTCACCTCAAATAAGTGGTTTGCTGAGAAAAAGTAAAAAAATGATATTCACTTCTATTTGTCATCGTGTAAGTGACGCAGGTTATTAACTCGCGGCCAGTAATATTTTGGCTTGGCACGAGATCCGGGTCTTGGACCTACACAAACTATATAGCTCTCTTCTTTCCTCGGAAGGCCAGGTGCATCTAGCAGACGGCCAAGTTCGAATTTTTTACGTTGACACCAGGAGGAATCACCTCGACGATAAACCCGATTTTTACCTTCGTTACACCGTTTGATGAGCTTGACCATTTAACTTCATCGTTCAATTTGAACTTCATCATTAACCTCAATCGTAATAAGCTGGAATTGATTTTCCGCGTTGCTTCTGGCGGCCTGAGCAAGTCACACCCATTTCACTGCGTGGCTTGCTGTAGTAAATACGGTTCTGTTTACGCTCGACTTCTTCTGCCTTCTTGCAGCGAAGGCTTCCGAGTGATGCTGCTTTATCTGCTCTGACGCAACCAGAGAGCTTTAGCGCAATTTTTCGCGCCAATCGCTGCTCTTGCATTGCCTGTTCACGTTGAGCCTGTCTGCGTGCTCTGCGGCGATTTCTGGCGTTATCGTCAGCCAGATATGTAATGACTACTGTCATGTTGACCTCCGATGATTGACTTTGGCGATTGGATGGCCGGTGCTGAACTCCGGCTTATTTACAGGCACCTTGTTCTCCCGAAGCTCTCCTGCGCGCATCAGCCTGCGCATTCATCCAATCCCAAAGCCAACTACTCTTTGGTTCCCGCATTTCGGCGGGACAATCCCATCAATGTTAAAGAGCCTGCCAATCTGTTCCGTTTGGCTACCAGCGTCCTGCTGATGGCTTAAATTTAAGATCTCTTTAATTAATGGTCAAGAGTATTTTTGAAGAAAACTTAAATTTTCTTTCGTAACTTAAGTTTGGATTTGATTTTTAAAGGAAATAAAAAAAGGGGCGAATGCCCCCTTATGGAAGGTTTGCTAGTTTTGCATCGACAACTACGCCGATGATTTTGCAGTTTCCGTTGATCTCGATCATCGGATATTGTGGGTTAAGTGGTTTTAGAAACTTCCTGCCTGCATCAATAACTAACTTCTTGAAAGTTGCCTCGTTTTCTCCTTCGAGCTTTGCAACTACCAGTTTCCCGTTACGCGGCTCTACTTCAGGATCGACGAGTATTATCATTCCTTCAGGGATACTGAGACCGGCCGGAGCCGTCATTGAGTCTCCCTTCACGTCCAACCAAAACGAATCTTCTGAACAGTCTACGGTTGTATCGTACCAGTTATCTATTGCACGCTTATGATATGGTTCTACAGCTTCCATCCAGCATCCTGCGCTCACCCAGCTAATCAGAGGGTATGACCCTCTTGGATCATGCCTACTGTGATAGGCAATGTTTGAAAGACTTTCCTCTCCTTTCATCAGATAGTCAGGGGAACACTTCAACGCATTAGCCAGGGCGAGAAGATTCTCTCCATTTGGCTCTGTCTCAGAGCGTTCCCACTGAGATATGGCAACATTAGACACGCCGACCATCTTTCCAAGTGCGGCCTGCCTGATCTTGAGTTCTTTTCTCCGAGCGCGAATGCGCTCTCCCATCAATTGAGTTTTCATAGTTAAGACATCTTAAATAAACTTGACTTAAGATTCCTTAAGTGGATAATTTAAGTGTTCTTTAATTTCGGAGCGAGTCTATGTACAAGAAAGATGTTATCGACCACTTCGGAACCCAGCGTGCTGTAGCTAAAGCGTTAGGCATTAGCGACGCAGCAGTCTCTCAGTGGAAGGAAGTCATCCCAGAGAAAGACGCCTATCGACTGGAAGTCGTTACAGCTGGCGCCCTGAAGTATCAAGAAAGCGCTTACCGCAAAGCGGCATAAGCAAATTGCTCTTTAACAGTCATGGTCCTCATTCCCGCCGAAATGCGGGAATACAACGCGCATAAGTTGATGCGCATAACTTCTTATTTGTTAAGGAAATACTTACATATGGTTCGTGCAAACAAACGCAACGAGGCTCTAAGAATCGAGAGTGCGTTGCTTAACAAAATCGCAATGCTTGGAACTGAGAAGACAGCGGAAGCTGTGGGAGTTGATAAGTCGCAGATCAGCAGGTGGAAGAGGGATTGGATTCCAAAGTTCTCAATGCTGCTTGCTGTTCTTGAATGGGGCGTCGTCGACGACGATATGGCTCGATTGGCACGACAAGTTGCTTCGATTCTCACCAATAAAAAACGCCCGGAGGCAACCGAGCGTTCTGAACAAATCCAGATGGAATTCTGAGGTCATTACTGGATCAATCCACAGGAGTAATTATGACAAACCGTCGTAAGAAATACCAGGAAAAAGAAGAGATTCGACACCCTGATTCACCTGAGGGATTAGTGGTAGCCGCAGCAAATAACAGGGCGTTCGCAGAGCGCCTTGTTGGTGTTTACAGACTAGCCAAAGCAGGAGTGAAACATGGGCGTCGTTAAGTTAGCTGATTACAGGCATAACCCTGTACAACATCAGGAGGCATCCAGTATGGGGTATGTCTCTATACACCGCCAGTTTATGGACAGCAGGCTCTATAAGGACTCTCAGGCAGTACATCTTTGGCTTCACTTAATCCTCAAGGCTAATCACGAATCTACTGTCGTCAATACGGATATCGGGCCGATAACTGTTGATCGCGGTCAGATGATAACTGGACGCCCGTCGCTGGTCAGAGAAACATTCATTCCCGACAACAAAGTTCGGAGCTTATTACGGACTTTTGAGTCGAAAGGGATGCTTAATATTTGCGCGATGGGGAAGAAATTTAGCCTGTTTACAATCGTTAAATATGACGATTTTCAGGCAAAAAATTGTCCAACGGTTGTCCAACGGTTGTCCAACGCAAACACCAGTAATGGCGCGGCTCTCAGCGGAGATTGTCCAACGGTTGTCCAACGGTTGTCCATAAACAATAATATAAATAATATCTCTAATACTGACGTATTAGAGAGTGCCACAGCAGACAAAAAGTCTGACAAGAAAAACCTTCCGTTAGCTGTCAGGATGTTGTCGATGCTTACCACGAAATCCTTCCTGAAGCGCCAAGAATCCGCGCACTGAATGACAAGCGTAAAAACCAGATCCGAACGTTCTGGCGCAAAGCCGGAGTGATAACCCGCCAGCTTGACGGGCATGGGTTCACGATGCAGGACTGGAGAAATTATTTGAGCTACGTAGGAGAAAATTGCCGATGGATGTTCGAAGAGCGCCCAAACCATCAACGCGGAACTGTCTGGCACAAAAAGGGATTTGATTTCCTGCTTAACGATAATACCTACCTGAAAGTTCGTGAGGGTGAACACGATGACCGATAATTTTTATGCGCCGCCCCATAGCATCGAGGCAGAGCAGGCGGTGATTGGTGGATTGCTTCTGGATGATGACAGCAGTGAGCGCGTCCAGAAAGTTCTGGCGATGCTGAAGCCTGATTCATTTTACAGCCGACCACACAAAATCCTTTTCGAAGAAATAACCAGAATGCACCGGGAGCAAAAGCCAGTAGATGGCCTGACGCTTTTCGATGAACTGGAGCGCAAATCGTTAACGGTGTCTGTTGGCGGTTTTGCTTATATCGCTGAGATCGCAAAGAACACGCCAAGCGCCGCAAACATCGTTGCCTATGCAATGCAGGTTCGCGAAACCGCAATGGAACGCTACGCCATCAACCGCATGACTGAAGCGACGGAATTGCTCTATTCCCGCAACGGAATGACTGCAACGCAGAAGTACGAAGCTATTCAGGCGATTTTCACGCAACTGACAGACCATGCAAAAACCGGATCTCGTCGCGGCCTTCGCTCATTTGGCGAGGTCATGGAAGACTGGGTTAGCGACCTTGAGAAGCGATTTGACCCGTCAGGCGAACAACGAGGAATGAGCACAGGTATCCCATCGCTGGACAGGATGCTGTCACCGAAAGGTCTGGTGAAAGGCTCTCTGTTTGTCATTGGCGCTCGCCCTAAGATGGGGAAAACGACGCTATACAGCCAGATGGCAATCAACTGCGCAGTTCATGAGAAAAAGCCCGCTCTGATGTTCAGCCTTGAAATGCCAGGTGACCAGATACTGGAAAAACTGGTAGGACAGAAGTCAGGTGTTAACCCGAATATTTTTTACCTTCCGGCGACAAATGACGCCGATGACGGCTATCAGGGTGATTACGATGGTGACTTCAACAGGGCGATCGAAACAGCTAATCGCTTGAGTGAAATCGACCTGCTTTACATCGACGACACGCCGGGATTATCTCTGGCTCAAATCGTCAGCGAAAGCCGTCGAATCAAGCGAGAAAAAGGATGCGTTGGCATGATTCTGGTCGATTACCTGACACTAATGACCGCTGAAAAGGCCGATCGCAACGACCTTGCTTACGGCAAGATCACCAAAGGACTGAAGAACCTTGCCAAAGAGCTTGATTGCGTTGTTGTGCTTCTGACGCAGCTTAACCGCGCACTGGAAAGCCGAACCAATAAACGCCCATTACCAAGTGACTCACGAGATACAGGGCAGATTGAACAGGATTGCGATTATTGGGTTGGGATCCATCGGGAAGGCGCTTTTGATGACAGTGTTCCACCTGGTGAAACTGAACTAATCCTTCGTCTCAATCGTCATGGCAATACCGGCACGGTGTATTGCATTCAGGCAAATGGCGCTATTTATGACACAGACCAACAGTCTGCTGAAATGCGCCGACGTGAACGCGAGGAACCGCAGTCCAAGAAGAAGGGAGGATTCTGATGACCATCTACATCACTGAGCTAATAACAGGCCTGCTGGTAATCGCAGGCCTTTTTATTTGGGGGAGAGGGAAGTCATGAAAAAACTAACCTTTGAAATTCGATCTCCAGCACATCAGCAAAACGCTATTCACGCAGTACAGCAAATCCTTCCAGACCCAACCAAACCAATCGTAGTAACCATTCAGGAACGCAACCGCAGCTTAGACCAAAATCGGAAGCTTTGGGCTTGCCTTGGTGACGTTTCGCGTCAGGTTGAATGGCATGGTCGCTGGCTGGATGCAGAAAGCTGGAAGTGTGTGTTTACCGCAGCATTAAAGCAGCAAGACGTTGTTCCTAACCTTGCCGGGAATGGCTTTGTGGTAATAGGTCAGTCAACAAGCAGGATGCGTGTAAGCGAATTTGCGGAGCTATTAGAGCTTATACAGGCATTCGGTACAGAACATGGCGTTAAGTGGTCAGACGAAGCGCGACTGGCTCTGGAGTGGAAAGCGAGATGGGGAGATAAAACTGAATGAACAAATACCAACTTATTTACGCAGATCCGCCTTGGCAATATCGCGACAAAGCCAACGATGGCAATCGCGGTGCTGGACATAAATACGATGTTATGAATGTTCAGGACATTTGCCGACTGCCAGTATGGGATTTAGCGGATCCAGAATCTTGCTTGTTAGCGATGTGGTGGGTGCCGACACAGCCAGCCGAAGCGCTAAAGGTAATTGAGGCGTGGGGATTCAGGTTGATGACTATGAAAGGCTTTACTTGGCACAAAACCAATAAGCACAAAGGCAACAGTGCGATCGGAATGGGGCATATGACCCGGGCAAATAGCGAGGATTGCTTGTTTGCCGTTCGAGGGCGGTTACCTGAGAGAATGGACGCTTCAATATGCCAGCACTTTACCGCACCGAGAATGGAGCACAGTGCAAAACCACCGATCGTAAGAGACATGTTAGCTAAGTTGCTTGGCGACGTGCCGCGCTGTGAGTTATTTAGCCGCGACAAAGTGACCGGGTGGGATATGTGGGGAAATCAGTGCGACTCCGATTTTGAACTGGCTCCAGGCATGGCGATTAAACCATGCAAAATGGTGATCGCATGAAGCACTGTTATCGATGTGGAGAGCGAAAGGAAGACGATCGCTTTCGACCAGGACAGCCTTACTGGAATCGATGGTGTCTCCGGTGTGAAAGAACACCAACAGGAGTTTTACCACTACCGCAGGAAAAGGAGGACGTATGGCGAGACAGCGACGAAGTATCACCGACATAATCTGTGAAAACTGCAAATACCTTCCAACGAAACGCTCCAGAAATAAACGCAAGCCAATCCCAAAAGAATCTGACGTAAAAACCTTCAACTACACGGCTCACCTGTGGGATATCCGGTGGCTAAGACATCGTGCGAGGAAATGACAATGGATTATTCACAGTTAAGTGATTTTGAAATTAACGTGGCGGTATTCGAAGCCATTCATAACGGATCACCGGATTACAAAGAAGGTGAGAATGGCGATATGGTGTTTGTCTCATTTGAGGGAGACATTGTAAACGGAGACGCAGTTGAAGTAGAAGTTGAGCGCGGTTCCTTTAACCCATGCGCAAACCCAGCAGACGCATGGCCGATTATCATGGAAAACATGATCAGCGTATGTGCATACAAGCGAGCAAACCCTGGCATGAAAGCAGTGTCATGGTGGGAGGCTGATAGCTTTGGTGAGCATATTACTCTTGATGACAACCCTCTCCGCGCAGCCATGATTGTCTTTCTCATGATGCAGAGAATCCAATAATGCTTAGCCCATCCCAATCCATTCAATACCAGAAAGAAAGCGTCGAGCGGGCTTTAACGTGCGCTAATTGCGGTCAAAAGCTGCATGTGCTGGAAGTTCACGTGTGTGAGCACTGCTGCGCAGAACTGATGAGCGATCCGAATAGCTCAATGTACGAGGAAGAAGACGATGGCTAAACCAGCACGAAGACGATGTAAAAACGGTGAATGTCGGGAATGGTTTCACCCTGCATTCGCTAATCAGTGGTGGTGCTCTCCAGAGTGTGGAACAAAGATAGCACTCGAACGACGAAGTAAAGAACGCGAAAAAGCGGAAAAAGCAGCAGAGAAGAAACTACGACGAGAGGAGCAGAAACAGAAAGATAAACTGAAGATTCGAAAACTCGCCTTAAAGCCCCGCAGTTACTGGATTAAACAAGCCCAACAAGCCGTAAACGCCTTCATCAGAGAAAGAGACCGCGACTTACCATGTATCTCGTGCGGAACGCTCACGTCTGCTCAGTGGGATGCCGGACATTACCGGACAACTGCTGCGGCACCTCAACTCCGATTTGATGAACGCAATATTCACAAGCAATGCGTGGTGTGCAACCAGCACAAAAGCGGAAATCTCGTTCCGTATCGCGTCGAACTGATTAACCGCATCGGGCAGGAAGCAGTAGACGAAATCGAATCAAACCATAGCCGCCATCGCTGGACTATCGAAGAGTGCAAGGCGATCAAGGCAGAGTACCAACAGAAACTCAAAGACCTGCGAAATAGCAGAAGTGAGGCCGCATGACGTTCTCAGTAAAAACCATTCCAGACATGCTCGTTGAAGCATACGGAAACCAGACAGAAGTAGCACGCAGACTGAAATGTAGTCGCGGCACGGTAAGAAAATACGTTGATGATAAAGACGGGAAAATGCACGCCATCGTCAACGACGTTCTCATGGTTCATCGCGGATGGAGTGAAAGAGATGCGCTATTACGAAAGAATTGATGGCAGCAAATACCGAAATATTTGGGTAGTTGGCGATCTGCACGGATGCTACACGAACCTGATGAAAAAACTGGAGACGATAGGATTCGACACCAAAAAAGACCTGCTTATCTCGGTTGGCGATTTGGTTGATCGCGGTACAGAGAACGTCGAATGTCTGGAATTAATCACATTCCCCTGGTTCAGAGCTGTACGTGGAAACCATGAGCACATGATGATTGATGGCTTATCAGAGCGTGGAAACGTTAATCACTGGCTGCTTAATGGCGGTAGTTGGTTCTTTAATCTCGATTACGACAAAGAAATTCTGGCTAAAGCTCTTGCCCATAAAGCAGATGAACTTCCGTTAATCATCGAACTGGTGAGTAAAGGTAAAAAATATGTCATCTGCCACGCCGATTATCCTTGTGACGAATACGAGTTTGGAAAGCCAGTTGATCATCAGCAGGTAATCTGGAACCGAGAACGAATCAGCAACTCACAAGACGGGATCGTGAAAGAAATCAAAGGAGCGGACACGTTCATCTTTGGTCATACGCCAGCAGTGAAACCACTCAAGTTTGCCAACCAGATGTATATCGATACCGGCGCAGTGTTCTGCGGAAACCTCACATTGATTCAGGTACAGGGAGAAGGCGCATGAGACTCGAAAACGTAGCTAAATTTCATTCGCCAAAAAGCCCGATGATGAGCGACTCACCACGGGCTACGACTTCTGACTCTCTTTCCGGTACTGATGTGATGGCTGCTATGGGGATGGCGCAATCACAAGCCGGATTCGGAATGGCTGCATTCTGTGGTAAGCACGAACTCAGCCAGAACGACAAACAAAAGGCTATCAACTATCTGATGCAATTTGCACACAAGGTATCGGGGAAATACCGTGGTGTGGCAAAGCTCGAAGGAAATACTAAGGCAAAGGTACTGCAAGTGCTCGCAACATTCGCTTATGCGGATTATTGCCGTAGTGCCGCGACGCCTGGTGCAAGATGCAGAGATTGCCACGGTACAGGCCGTGCGGTTGATATAGCAAAAACAGAGCAGTGGGGGAGAGTTGTCGAGAAAGAGTGCGGAAGATGCAAAGGCGTCGGCTATTCAAGGATGCCAGCAAGCGCAGCATATCGCGCTGTGACGATGCTAATCCCCAACCTTACCCAACCCACCTGGTCACGCACTGTTAAGCCGCTGTATGACGCTCTGGTGGTGCAATGCCACAAAGAAGAGTCAATCGCAGACAACATTTTGAATGCGGTCACACGTTAGCAGCATGATTGCCACGGATGGCAACATATTAACGGCATGATATTGACTTATTGAATAAAATTGGGTAAATTTGACTCAACGATGGGTTAATTCGCTCGTTGTGGTAGTGAGATGAAAAGAGGCGGCGCTTACTACCGATTCCGCCTAGTTGGTATCTTCGACGCATCGTCTGGTACTCCAACCATCGCAAGCTGAGAGGTTTGCAAGAGCGTACGATACCACCGCTCAGCAAGTAGGTATCCGGGGTGACCAATTAATGCGCCTGATGAGTCTCTGAGATGAGATGAAACACATCGTGTAGCGTAGCCCATCAAAGGTCACTTAGTTGATGGGGTGAGCTGAGCAACTATTTAATAGCCCTGAGTTAATAGCTCGGGGCTTTTTTGTTTCTGCACAACAGGTAAGAGCATTAAAGAACTGGCAAAGAGCTTAACGGTCTGCGAAAGCATTTCTTAGTGGCACAACTGGCCGGTACAACTGAGTGCTCTTTCCGGTGTGGTGAATGCGCAGGCTGATGCGCGCAGGAGAGCTTCGGAAGAACAAGGTGCCTGTATACAAGCCGGAGATCAGCGTCGGCCACCACAGCCAAATCCACCCAGAGCAAAACCGTTGTTCATCCTTACCATTCCCTCAGTATTTTGGGCTACAACCCTCAGCCCATTTTTTAAAGCGTACTTCCACCAAGAACTAGACCTAACCAACTCATTGCTGACACTCTGTGGATACGGTTGTCTAGTGCGCTTTAAAAAAGAAAACCCAGCATCAATGGCTGGGCTTCGTGATATGAGCGGCATGTATTGTTGGCGCAATCCACGCCTGATTTGCTCATGAATGCGGTCACGAACAAACCCGCTACAAATCAACCGTAACCCGGATTTGTTCAAGCGACCATATCCATAATTCCTAATTTGAACAGATCCCCTTCTGGGGGTAAGACATGAAGATGCCAGAAAAACATGACCTGTTAGCTGCCATTCTCGCGGCAAAGGAACAAGGCATCGGGGCAATCCTTGCGTTTGCAATGGCGTACCTTCGCGGAAGATATAATGGCGGTGCGTTTACAAAAACAGTAATCGACGCAACGATGTGCGCCATTATCGCCTGGTTCATTCGTGACCTTCTCGACTTCGCCGGATTAAGTAGCAATCTCGCTTATATAACGAGCGTGTTCATCGGCTACATCGGTACTGACTCGATTGGTTCGCTTATCAAACGCTTCGCTGCTAAAAAAGCCGGAGTAGAAGATGGTGGAAATCAATAATCAACGTAAGGCGTTCCTCGATATGCTGGCGTGGTCAGAGGGAACTGATAACGGACGTCAGAAAACCAGAAATCATGGTTATGACGTCATTGTAGGCGGAGAGCTATTCACTGATTACTCCGATCACCCTCGCAAACTTGTCACGCTAAACCCAAAACTCAAATCAACAGCAGCCGGACGTTACCAGCTTCTTTCCCGTTGGTGGGATGCCTATCGTAAGCAACTTGGCCTGAAAGATTTCTCTCCGAAAAGTCAGGACGCTGTGGCATTGCAGCAGATTAAAGAGCGTGGCGCTTTACCGATGATTGATCGCGGTGATATCCGTCAGGCAATCGACCGTTGCAGCAATATCTGGGCTTCACTGCCGGGCGCTGGTTATGGTCAGTTCGAGCATAAGGCTGACAGCCTGATTGCAAAATTCAAAGAGGCTGGCGGAACGGTCAGAGAGATTGAGGTATGAGCAGAGTAACCGCGATTATCTCCGCTCTGGTTATCTGCATCATCGTCTGCCTGTCATGGGCTGTTAATCATTACCGTGATAATGCCATCGCCTACAAAGAACAGCGTGATAAAAAAGTCAGTGAGCTGAAGCAGGCGACCGCCACCATTACTGACATTCAGCAGCGCCAGCGCGATGCTGATGCACTCGATGCTAAATACACGAAGGAGTTAGCTGATGCGAAAGCTGAAAATGATGCTCTTCGGCGCAAGCTTGATAATGGTGGCAGGGTGCTCGTCAAAGGAAAATGCCCTGTGCCATCCTCAGACGAAACCTCCAGCGCCTCCGGCATGGGCAATGATGCCACCGTCGAACTCTCTCCAGTTGCTGGACGAAACGTTCTCGGTATCCGGGACGGAATTATCCGCGACCAAACAGCACTGAGAACGCTTCAGGAATACATTAGGACGCAATGCCTTCGATGATAGCGATAATTTTACTCATCATCCTTCACATCTGGCTCTGTAGACAGGGTGGTGATCACTTCTGGAGTAAATCCAGATTAAACATCTCATTGCTGATGCTTGATATTGAGTATCTGGCGCGCAGTAAGGGGCTGCGTTGAGATAAGAGCCAGTTCATTACAAATACCAGGATTTAGCCTCGCATTCGCGGGGCTTTTTATATCTGAATTTCACAGCGCATCTCACGCGCATATTAACGAGAGCCTTTCAGTAAGCGAGCCTGAGAAATGCCGTTATAGGTGGCGACCTCTCTCGGGCGGCTTTTCTGTGAGACAGGCTCACTTTCTAAAAGGTAAAGACGCTATGAATAATCATTCAGTTATTCCAGCCTTCGACTTCCGAGAAATGGTGCAAGCCAAAAACGGAGAGGTCGTTACCACATCCAGAAAAATTGCCAAGTACTTCGGCAAGCGACACGGTGATGTTCTCAGGAAAATCGAGCAGGTTATGTAAAAGATAGTTCAGGCGAGAACGGATTTAACTAAATCTGTGCGCCACCAGTTACGGCAGTACAGCGAAACAACCCAAGCCAGTAAGTGGGGAAATAACACTGGCAGCCACTGAAAGATGAACCTCCAGCCTTATGGCAAAAAAGATTCTTTGTGGTGGCGGACTGATGGAAAGACATCGGATAGAATCAAGCAGTGGCTAGGGTAGCACCCGAAAAGCGGACTCGTCACCGCCTGCCACTGAATCTATGGCGAACAACTAGACGAGGTTGTGATGGATGATAACGGAAACCAATGGGTCAATGTTGAACACCGGCTACCAGAAAGCAAAGAAGGGATGTGGTCTAAAGAGGTTATAGCTCTTACTGATACTGGTGACGTGTTCAAACTATCATGTATGGGCTCTTACTGGCAGAGAACCAAGGCATTCATCGATTCAGGAGCAAGCAAGGTTACACACTGGATGCCTCTTAATTACCCAGATGATTAAAACGGATGAAAAATGAAAGGTCGCTCAGGCGGCCTTTTTTATTGCCATCACAAAAGCCATTCCCTACATAGTGGCTTTGATAATGGCTTATACCCTACACGGGATAACTTAACTGATATCCCTTTTAACGGATAAACGGAGCCAACAATGGCAGAGATTATTCCCATGACTGAAGAACAGAAATTCCAGTTAGAGATTTACAAACTGGTCATGAACCAGAACGCAGCCGCAGAGGAAGCATTTCAGTTCATTGGTACTGACGAGCTGAAGCTTGAGCTATTCAAAATTCACTTCCAGTCAGGCGGCGCTAATTCAGATATCACGATCCGCACATTTGAAGCGGTGCGTAAATCGAAGGAAGCGTTAGACCTGTTCACTACCGGAGTGTAAGAGATGACTGAACAAGAAATGCCGAGATACCAGTGCCACAAAAAAGTTCGCGCCCTGAAGATTGGCTCTATAGAACATAAGCCAAACCCAGATCAGTCTGGTAAGACTGGCTCTTCTAGTTATGGGGCAATTATTCATCCGGATGATAAGAAATACGCAGCATTTGATGTTAGCGCGGAATATATCTGTAAGCACCGACCAATGTCTGGAGGCTATTACGTTGTCTATGAGGATGGATATGAATCATATTCTCCTGCTGAGGTATTTGAGTCTGGATATTCAAAATTATAGGAATCCTCTATGACAAGCGTCGTTGATCTTGGTAAGGAGAAGAAACTCCCAATTACTCAAGAGCTATACGAGAGGCTGGAAAGCGTCATCCATGATTACGATGGTGAAATCAGTTTATGCGAGGCGATTGGCACACTCGAATTGCTGAAGCAGTCACTGATTGAAAGCGCGAAAGAGTCCTTAACCTGAAATAACAACTAAGTGAGATGAATATGGCAGCACCAAAGGGCAACCGATTTTGGGAGGCCCGCAGTAGTCATGGGCGAAATCCTAAATTCGAATCGCCTGAGGCGCTGTGGGCTGCTTGTTGTGAATACTTCGAGTGGGTGGAAGCTAACCCGCTATGGGAGATGAAGGCGTTCTCGTATCAGGGTGAAGTGATACAAGAACCTATCGCCAAGATGCGAGCGATGACCATTACAGGCCTCACTCTGTTCATTGATGTGACTCTTGAAACATGGCGCACATATCGCCTGCGAGAAGATTTATCTGAAGTCGTTACGCGAGCAGAGCAGGTCATCTACGACCAGAAATTCTCTGGCGCAGCCGCTGACCTTCTCAACGCTAACATCATCGCCCGTGATTTGGGCCTCAAAGAGCAGTCGCAAGTTGAAGACGTGACACCTGATAAGGGAGATCGCGATAAGCGGCGCTCTCGTATCAAGGAGCTATTCAACCGTGGAACTGGACGCGATTCTTGATAACCTGAGCGACGAAGAGCAAATCGAATTGCTCGAACTACTCGAAGAAGAAGAGAACTACCGGAACACACACCTGCTATATGAATTTACGCCATACAGCAAACAGCGTGAGTTCATCGACGCCGGACATGACTATCCAGAGCGATGTTTTATGGCTGGTAACCAGCTTGGTAAGTCATTTACTGGTGCTGCTGAAGTCGCGTTTCACCTTACCGGGCGTTACCCGGGAACAAAAGGCTATCCGGCTGATGGTAAATATGGCGGGGAGTGGAAAGGTAAGCGTTTCTATGAGCCTGTTGTCTTCTGGATTGGTGGAGAGACAAACGAGACTGTAACCAAAACGACTCAACGCATCCTGTGCGGTCGTATCGAAGAGAATGATGAGCCTGGCTACGGCTCCATACCGAAAGAGGACATCATTAGCTGGAAGAAGTCTCCTTTCTTTCCGAACCTTGTTGATCACCTTCTGGTTAAGCATCACACGGCTGATGGCGTTGAAGATGGCATTTCAATCTGCTACTTCAAGCCATACTCGCAAGGTCGTGCTCGCTGGCAGGGTGACACAATCCACGGAGTGTGGTTTGACGAAGAACCACCATACAGCATTTATGGCGAAGGGCTTACCCGTACCAACAAATACGGGCAATTCTCAATCCTGACGTTTACCCCGCTGATGGGGATGTCTGACGTTGTTACCAAGTTCCTGAAGAATCCCAGCAAGTCGCAGAAAGTGGTCAACATGACCATCTATGACGCTGAGCACTATACCGACGAGCAGAAAGAGCAAATCATCGCATCCTATCCAGAGCATGAGAGAGAGGCTCGAGCTCGCGGTATTCCTACGATGGGTAGTGGTCGAATCTTCCAGATACCGGAAGAGACGATTAAGTGTCAGCCGTTCGAGTGTCCTGATCACTTCTACGTAATTGGCGGTATGGATTTCGGATGGGATCACCCGCAGGCGCAGGTTCAGCTTTGGTGGGATAAGGACGCAGACACAATCTACGTTTCACGCGTGTGGAAGGCGAAAGAAAAAACAGCCGTTCAGGCATGGGGAGCTGTTAAATCATGGGCGCATAAAGTGCCAACAGCATGGCCTCATGACGGAAACCAGCACGAGAAGGGCGGCGGTGAGCAGCTCAAAGGGCAGTATGCAGATGCTGGTTTTATGATGTTGCAGGAGCATGCGACATGGCCTGATGGCGGTAACGCGGTGGAGCCTGGCATCACTGAATTGCGCGACATGATGCTCGATGGTCGCTTCAAAGTATTCAACACCTGTGAGCCATTCTTTGAGGAGTTTCGCCTCTATCACCGTGATGAAAACGGGAAGATCGTCAAGCTTAACGACGACGTGCTATCAGCCGTTCGCTATGCATACATGATGCGCCGCTTCGCCAAAATGATGCGCGACATCAAAAAACCAAAAGAGAAAAAGATACCAGCCCCAATCAGGCCCATCGCACGGTCAACAAGATAGATACTGTTGTTACGGCTTGAGAAATTCAGAGGCAGCGGAATTCAGAGCGTTAATAAATGCTACTTTATGCTTGTATGCATCTAATGCTGTAGCGAATCCGCTTTTTGTGTATTTCTTGCCTTCTACCACAAATTGCCACATGTAGTTATTTGTGTCCTTGCGATAGGAAACTCCTTTGTATCCAGTTGAATTGTCGCAATCCATGCCACGGTTTAGTCCGTTCAACTGCTTATTGGCATCTCTAAGATTACAGATGCGGTTATCAGCACGGTTTCCGTTTATGTGATCTACTGCTTCGGGCCAGTAACCATAGTAGTGCGCAAAACAAATTCTGTGCACGTAGTACAGTTTTTTACCAAGCCTTACATCAAGGTATCCGTTTCCATGCTGGCACCCAACTGGCTTGCCGTTAAGGTCTGTCCTCCTTGTGCGATTAGCCGCGTACAAAATTCCGGTTTCAGCATCGTATGTGAAATTTTTCCTTATATCTTCTATAGATGGATGGCTCACAATAGAATCTCCTGTTGAAGTTGTCCCATTGATTTTATCACGGTAAAGTTATGACTGACAACGCAGAGCGATTAAATAAGATACTGCAAGCATTCGATGTTGATTGGATGTCTTCCGACGAGGCGAGAACAGAAGCTTCTAACGATTTATACTTCAGTCGCATAAGCCAATGGGATGACTGGCTATCAAACTACACCACCCTGCAATATCGCGGACAATTCGATGTTGTTCGCCCGGTGGTCAGGAAGCTGGTCGCAGAGATGCGCCGGAACCCTATCGACGTTCTATTCAGACCAAAAGACGGAGCTAATCCTGATGCTGCCGATGTGCTGATGGGGATGTATCGTACTGATATGCGCCATAACACGGCAAAAATTGCCGTTAACGTTGGCGTTCGTGAGCAGATAGAGTCCGGCGTTGGTGCATGGCGTCTGGTCACGCAGTACGAAGACAACGACCCAACAAGCAACAATCAGGTAATCCGACGCCTGCCAATCCATGAAGCTTGCTCACACGTTATATGGGACGCCAACAGCAAGCAGATGGATAAGAGCGACGCTAAGCATTGCACGGTGATTAACGCCTTGTCGCGCAATGGCTGGAAAGAGTTCGCAGAGGATTACGGTATTGACCCGGATACCTTGCCATCTTTCCAGAATCCTAACGATACATGGCTATTCCCGTGGGTGTCGAATGATGTCGTCTACGTCGCTGAGTATTACGAGGTAGAAGAGAAGAAGGAGAAGGTCTTCATCTACCGCGACCCGCTGACAGGTGAGCCGGTCAGCTATTACCAGCAGGATATCAAAGACGTCATCGACGACCTGGCTAATCGTGGATTCATTAAGGTAGCAGAGCGCAAGGTGAAGCGTCGGCGTGTGTATAAGTCGATCATCACCTGCACGCAGATACTGAAAGACCGCGAGAAGATAGCCGGAGAGCATATTCCAATCGTTCCAGTGTATGGCGAATGGTCATTCGCTGGTGACAAGGAGTGCTACGAAGGAGTGGTAAGGCTGACGAAAGACGGTCAACGCCTTCGTAACATGATCATGTCGTTCAACGCCGATATCGTTGCCCGTTCACCGAAGAAGAAACCGACCTTCTTCCCTGAGCAAATCGAAGGCTACGAATACATGTACGGTGGAAATGATGACTATCCGTACTATCTGCAGAACAGGACCGATGAAAACGGTAACGACCTGCCGATTGGTCCAATCTCCTACATGGAAAACCCTGAAGTGCCGCAAGCCAACGCTTACATGCTTGAGGCTGCCACCAACGCAGTGAAAGAGGTGGCTAGTCTTGGCGTGGATGCGCAGGCGGCAAACTCTCAGGTCGCTTTCGATACCGTCAATCAACTGAACATGCGGGCAGATCTTGAGACATACGTGTTTCAGGATAACCTGGCTACCGCAATGCGACGTGATGGCGAGATTTATGCCTCAATGGTCAACGATATTTATGACGTTCCTCGTCATGTAACGCTGACACTTGAAGATGGAAGCGAGAAAGACGTTCAACTCTACGCGCAAGTTGTAGATTACCAGTCCGGTAATGTGGTCACACTCAACGACATTCGCGGTCGCTATGAGTGCTATACAGACGTTGGGCCATCCTTCCAGAGCATGAAGGAACAGAACCGCGCAGAGATTCAGGAATTGCTCACTAAGGTTCCGCAAGGTACTCCAGAGTTCCAGATGCTGATGCTGCAATACTTCACGCTGCTTGACGGTAAAGGCGTCGAGATGATGCGAGAGTACGCGAACAAGCAACTGGTGATGATGGGTCTGAAGAAACCAGAAACACCTGAAGAGATGGAGATGGTGCAACAGGCGCAACAGCAGCCGCAGCAGCCATCAGCAGAGCAAATTCAGGCGCAGGGTATCCTTCTGCAAGGTCAGGCTGAATTGCTCAAGGCAGAGAACCAACAGGCGCAGATTCAGGTTGAAGCTGCCAAGGTTGAAGCTCAAAACCAACTCAACGCCGCGAAGATTGCAGAAATCTTCAACAATATGGACCTCGACAAGCAGGCAGAACTGCGTGAGTACCTCAAGCTCGTAGGTCAATTCCAGCAACAGCGCAGCAAAGATGCTCGCGCTAACGCTGAGCTGCTTCTTAAAGATGCAGACCAGACTCATTCACAACGCATGGATTTCGCGAATCTTATGCGTCAAGTTCAAATCCCCTCCGGCGGAGTAGCCGAGACACCTCAATAAGAGAGAGTTAATCATGGACCAAACCACCGACATTCAGGCTTCTGAAGAATTAACCCTGCCCGGCAATCATGCAGCGGCATCTGCTGATGGCTTAGTTGTCGATAATGCCAACGACAACGCAGGTCAGGAAGAAGGCTTCGAGATTGTCCTGAAAGACGATGAGAAACCAAAACAAGACCCGGCAACTAATGCTGAATTTGCCCGTCGCCGCATCGAACGCAAACGCCAGCGTGAGCTTGAGCAGCAGATGGAAGCGGTTAAGCGTGGAGAGTTGCCGGAGCACCTGCGGGTGAACCCTGAGTTACCAAAACAACCAGACCCTAACGATTATCTTTCCGAAGATGCACTGGCTAAGTACGACTATGACCAGAGCCGCGCACTGGCTGCCTTCCAGCAAGCAAACAGTGAATGGCAGATCAAGGCTATGGACGCACGAAGCCAGGCTGTCGCCGAGCAGGGTCGCAAAACTCAGGAGTTCACCCAGCAATCAGCGCAATACGTCGAGGCAGCCCGTAAGCACTACGACGCAGCGGAAAAGCTCAATATCCCTGACTATCAGGAGAAAGAGGATGCATTCATGCAACTGGTTCCGCCAGCAGTCGGTGCCGACATCATGCGCCTCTTCCCGGAGAAATCCGCTGCTCTCATGTATCACCTTGGTGCTAATCCTGAGAAAACACGCCAGTTACTGGCGATGGACGGGCAATCCGCGCTGATTGAACTCACTCGACTGTCAGAACGTTTAACTCTCAAGCCTCGAGCCAAGTCTGTTTCAGAAGCCCCGTTACCTGATGAACCCATTCAGGGACACGCTGTTGCTGCAAATATCTCTGCGATTGAAAAGCAGATGGAAGCGGCAGCAAACAAAGGGGATGTAGAGACGTACCGCAAGCTCAAGGCGCAACTGAATAAAGGAATTCGATAATGGCATTAAATGAAGGTCAACTGGTCACGTATGCTCTGGATGAAATCATCGAAACCGTCCAGAATCTGACGCCAATGGCGTCCAAAGTGACAAAATACACCCCTCCGGCAGAATCCATGCAGCGTTCAAGCAACACCGTGTGGATGCCTGTTGAGCAGGAAGCGCCAACTCAGACTGGCTGGGATTTAACTGGCAACGCTACCGGGATTCTGGAACTCTCCGTGAAATGCAACATGGGCGATCCGGATAACGATTTCTTCGAGCTTCGTGCAGATGACCTGCGTGATGAGCGTTCTTACCGTCGCCGCATCCAGGCATCCGCCAAAAAACTGGCGAATAACATTGAGTCAGCAATTGCCAAACAGGCAACTGAAATGGGCTCGCTTGTTGTTCACGATACCCGCGCAATTGGTCCATCTACTGGCCTGTCTGGCTGGGATTTTGTGTCTGATGCAGAGCGCCTGATGTTCTCCCGTGAGCTAAACCGCGATATGGGCATCAGTTACTTCCTGAACCCTGACGATTACCGCAAAGCAGGCCGCAACCTGGTAGATGGTGACATCTTCGGGCGCGTTCCTGAAGAAACGTATCGCAACGGTACTATTCAGCGTCAGATTGCTGGCTTTGATGAAATTCTTCGCTCACCGAAACTTCCGGCAGTTACCAAGTCAACCGCTACTGGTGTAACTGTTTCTGGTGCGCAGAAGTTTAAGCCGCAGGCATACACCCTTGATACCGATGGTAACAAAGAGAACGTCGACAACCGTGTTGCAACGGTGACCGTATCCTCCACCACCGGGTTTAAGCGCGGCGACAAAATCAGTTTCACTGGTGTGAAATTCCTGTCTCAGATGGCGAAGAACGTGCTGACTGATGATGCTACTTTCTCAATCACCCGTGTGATCGATGGTACTCGCATCGAAATCACGCCGAAGCCGATTGCGCTGGATGACGCGTCACTGACAAAAGAAGAGAAGGCTTACGCTAACGTAAACACCTCTCTTGCTGATACCACTCCGGTAAACGTTCTGAACGTGGCAACAACCACCGCTAACGTGTTCTGGGCTGATGACTCAATCCGTCTGCTGTCTCAGCCGATCCCGGTAACCCATGAACTGTTTGCTGGCATGAAAACGTCCTCCTTCAGCATTCCTGGTATTGGTGTTAACGGCATCTTCGCAACGCAGGGTGATATCAACACTCTGTCTGGTAAGTGCCGTATTGCTGTGTGGTATTCAGCATGTGCTGTACGACCAGAGGCAATTGGTGTTGGTCTGCCTAACCAGACCGCGTGATAACCAGAGGGAGCTTCGGCTCCCTTTTCTATTGGAGATACCAATGAGCGTAATGATTTTTCAGGCTGGCGGAGATACCAAAATCTGGGGGCGCAAGCTGAAAACGAAAACCGTTGATCCTGATGATGTAGCTGTGCACTTAGCAAATGGCTGGTATAAGCACCCTGACGATGTTCCTGATGATCCTCTTGTTGGTGATCAAATTGGGAGTGTTGGCGGAGGTGAAACTTCCCCAGTTGATATGGGCGAAGTGTCCGACGGTTATCACACTTTTAACGAGCTTTACGCTCACCGAGTGCGCCTCTTCTCATCGCTGATGCATGCTTACGCTGAGCTTTCGTGGTGGTCTCGCAAACACAGTGACGGTGAAGAGTGGGATGGCTGGATCATTGCTGGTATCACCACTCCAGAAGGCGAAATCACTTATCACCTACCTGTTGAAGAAATCGAGTTCCTTCCTGAAGGTACTGAGCTTGAGTTCGGGAAAGAGTGGGATGGTCATGAAGCAAATGATGTTCTTGGGCGACTCCTGAGTTTGCGTCCGGCCATTGCAGAGCCAGAAGAAAAACAGCGTAAAAAGCCTGATAGAAAACCTAAGGCGGCAGCAGATGAACCTGACAACGAAGGGTGATTTGGTTCTTGCGGCATTACGTAAGCTCGGTGTGGCATCAAATGCCACGTTAACCGATGTCGAACCGCAGTCTATGGAAGACGGCGTCAACGACCTTGAAATGATGATGGCTGAATGGCTTGGCGGTGATGCGTCACCTGGTATCAACGTTGGCTACATTTTTGCTGATGCAGATGTCGCTCCGGATCCGGGCGATGAGCACGGTTTATCAAATAACGCTATCAATGCCGTCATTTTCAACCTCGCCTGCCGCATTGCTCCGGATTATGCGCTGGAAGCGTCTGCAAAACTTATAACCACTGCCAGATACGGGAAAGAGCGACTCGTCAAACTGCCTGCAATGGACAGAGCAAAAGCCGCTAAATGTAAGTCCGGTTATCCAAACCGTATGCCTGTTGGTAGCGGTAACAAGTTGGCGAAGTGGAACGGTTGGAATTACTTCCACCGAAAGGAACCTTGCGATAACGGGAGCGAATAATGCCGATTCAGCAACTTCCGCTTATGAAAGGTGTCGGCAAAGACTTTCGAAACGCCGACTATATCGACTATCTGCCAGTGAATATGCTGGCTACACCCAAAGAAATCCTGGACAGCAGCGGATATCTTCGCTCATTCCCGGGCATTGCCAAACGTTCTGATGTGAACGGTATATCGCGCGGCGTCGAGTACAACATGGCGCAGAGTGCTGTTTATCGAGTGTGTGGTAGCAAGTTGTATAAGGGCGAAAGTGAGGTCGGTGATGTTGCCGGAAGTGGTCGCGTATCAATGGCGCATGGTCGGACATCACAGGCGGTAGGCGTTAATGGTCAACTGGTCGAGTATCGCTATGATGGCACGGTTAAAACCGTCTCAAACTGGCCTGCAGACAGTGGATTTACTCAGTATGAGTTAGGTTCTGTTCGCGACATTACGCGCTTACGTGGGCGTTATGCGTGGTCAAAAGACGGAACTGATTCATGGTTTATCACTGACCTTGAAGACGAATCGCATCCTGACCGATACAGCGCACAATATCGTGCAGAGTCGCAGCCTGACGGCATCATCGGCATAGGTACATGGCGAGACTTCATAGTCTGCTTTGGTTCATCGACGATTGAATATTTCTCCCTGACTGGTGCAACCACCGTTGGTGCTGCTTTGTATGTCGCCCAGCCATCACTGATGGTGCAGAAAGGCATTGCCGGAACCTACTGCAAAACGCCGTTTGCTGACTCGTATGCGTTCATCAGCAATCCGGCAACAGGTGCGCCGTCTGTATACATCATCGGATCAGGTCAGGTATCACCAATCGCCAGCGCGAGCATTGAGAAAATTCTTCGCACCTACACTGCTGATGAACTGGCTGATGGTGTGATGGAATCGCTGCGATTTGATGCTCATGAGTTGCTGATTATCCACCTTCCGCGTCACGTCCTCGTGTACGACGCATCTTCAAGCGCCAATGGCCCACAATGGTGTGTGCTGAAAACAGGTCTGTATGACGATGTGTACCGCGCTATCGACTTCATTTACGAAGGCAATCAGATAACGTGCGGCGATAAGCTGGAGTCCGTGACCGGGAAATTGCAATTCGACATCAGCAGCCAGTACGACAAGCAACAGGAACACCTGCTGTTTACTCCGTTGTTCAAAGCGGATAACGCCAGAGTTTTCGACCTTGAAGTTGAATCTTCAACTGGCGTTGCTCAGTACGCCGACCGCCTTTTTCTCTCTGCAACCACTGACGGCATCAATTACGGGCGTGAGCAGATGATTGAGCAGAATGAACCGTTCGTTTATGACAAACGTGTTTTGTGGAAGCGAGTCGGGCGCATCAGGAAAAATGTCGGCTTCAAATTGCGCGTTATCACGAAGTCACCTGTCACTCTGTCAGGCTGCCAGATAAGGATTGAGTAATGGCTGATTCGAATCTCAACACCCCTGTTATTGTGCAGGCGACGCGGCTCGATACATCAATCCTTCCACGCAATATCTTCTCGCAGTCGTATTTGCTTTACGTTATCGCACAGGGTACTGATGTTGGTAACGTGGCGAATAAGGCCAACGAGGCCGGACAGGGCGCTTATGATGCACAGGTCAGGAACGATGAGCAGGATGTGATTCTGGTCGATCACGAAGAAAGAATTCGTCAGCTCCGCATCGACGTAGACGACCATGAAATCCGTATTGCTGCGAATACTGCGGCAATTGCAGCGCTGGATGTCAGACTAACCACGGCTGAAGGAGAAATAGTCACTTTACAGGCTGACGTCAGCGCTCTTGATGGCCGGGTTACGACTGCTGAGAGCAACATTTCTGCATTACAGGACGACTATGTATCGAAAACAGCCACTGCAACACAATCGCTGGCATCCCCCCTCAATGTAACAACATCCTATTCGGTCGGCGGCACCAAGGTTATTGGTGCTCGTCAGACAGGGTGGACAGCGGCTACAGGTACGGCTCTTCGCGGCTCATTCAACGCTAACCAGACATACACGGTAAGTGCCACATACACACGGTCTGAGGTGTCGGCTATGGCTACAGGATTGCAGCAGGCGCGGCAGCGTATCAAAGCTATGGAAGATGCATTACGGACTCATGGGTTGATTGACTGATGATTACATTCAAACAAACGCGAAATATCGACCTGATCGAAGCTGTCGGAAATCACCCTGACATTATTGCCGGGAGCAACAACGGTGATGGATACGACTACAAGCCTGAATGCCGTTACTTTGAGGTGAACGTGCACGGGCAGTTCGGCGGCATTGTTTACTATCAGGAGATTCAGCCGCAGACATTCGATTGCCACGCCATGTACCTGCCAGAGATTCGCGGCTTCAGCAAGGAAATCGGGCTGGCGTTCTGGCGATACATTCTGACTAACACCACCGTTCAGTGCGTAACATCGTTCGCTGCACGCAAATTCCGCCACGGTCAGATGTACTGCGCAATGATTGGCCTTAAGCGTGTAGGAACCATCAAGAAATACTTCAAAGGCGTGGATGACGTGACTTTTTACAGCGCCACACGCGAAGAACTAATCGACTTCCTGAATCACGGGAGATAGCCATGTTATATGCATTTAAGCTGGGCAGAAAACTGCGCGGCGAGGAACCTTATTGCCCTGAAAAAGGCGGGAAAGGTGGCAGTTCTGATAAAAGCGCAAAGTATGCCGCAGAAGCTCAGAAGTATGCAGCAGACCTGCAAAATCAGCAGTGGCAGACGATCATGAAAAACCTTGCTCCGTTCACGCCGCTTGCGGAGCAGTATGTTAACCAGCTTCAGAATCTTTCCAGTTTAGAAGGTCAGGGGCAGGCACTTAATCAGTATTACAATTCTCAGCAGTATAAAGACCTTGCAGCTCAGGCTCGTTACCAGAGTCTTGCTGCTGCGGAGGCGACTGGCGGACTTGGTTCGACAGCTACAAGCAATCAACTGGCTACGATTGCTCCGACTCTCGGTCAGTCGTGGTTATCAAGCCAGATGAGCAATTACAACAATCTGGCAAACGTTGGGCTTGGTGCGCTGCAAGGTCAGGCAAACGCCGGGCAGACGTACGCCAACAACATGAGCAGCATTGCACAGCAAAGCGCAGCTCTTGCCGCTGCTAATGCCAACAAACCATCAAGTCTTCAGACAGCAATTAGTGGCGGAACGTCTGGTGCGATTGCCGGTGCAGGTCTTGCCAGCCTTTTGGGAACATCAACACCTTGGGGCGCTGGCATTGGTGCTGGTATCGGATTGCTTGGCTCGTTGTTTTAAGGGGTAATCATGGCTACTTGGCAAGGAACAAACGGCGGATTGTTGGCTGGTATCGGCGGCGTCAACTCAAACGCTCCGAGCGTAAATGACATCGGCAATACGCTTCAGCTTATCAGGCAGAACAATGATATTGAGCGTTCAGGCGCTAACAATGTTGGGCTGACTGCTTTGCAAGGCCTTTCAGGTATTGCGGGGGTGTTTCAGCAGGAAAAGCAGGCTCAGCGGCAGAAAGAATTTCAGCAGGCATACGCTAATGCTTATGCGTCTGGTGATCGCGGTGCTTTGCGTCAGTTGGCTACTCAATATCCAGAACAGATTGAATCCGTTCGTAAAGGCATGGGATTCATTGATGAAGATCAGCGTAATTCTATCGGCACCTTAGCGGCTGGCGCACGTCTTGCGGCATCGTCTCCAGAAGCAATGCAATCATGGCTGCAAAACAACGCCAAGGAACTGACTCGCGTCGGTGTTGATCCTAACAACGTTGCTCAGATGTATCAGCAGAATCCCTCAGGATTTGGTGAGTTTGTTGATCACCTTGGAATGGCTGCTCTTGGTCCGATTGATTACTTCAATGTTCAGGACAAGATGGCTGGTCGTGAGATTGATCGCGGAAAACTTGCAGAGACAATCCGCAGCAATCAGGCTGGCGAGGCGCTAACAGCACGAGGCCAGAACATCACGATGCGCGGGCAGGACTTATCTGCTTCTACTGCGCGACGCGGGCAGGATTTGGCAATGCAGCGAGCGTCAACAAGAGGAACCGCTGGGAATGATGAGCGTACAGTTCAGTTATCAGATGGCAGAACTGTAACGGTAGGCGGGAAGCTTCACGGCGCTGGGGCTAATGCGTTCTACGAAGGCATCGACAACGAGGGGAATATGGTTCGCGTTCCTGCCAGTTCAATCGCAGCGCCTGCAACATCGTCTGCATCAGCACAAAACTATGCCATGAAGAAGGATATCGACGCGATCGCAAATGCAGACGCTTCTGCTCTCGATTTCATGACAGGAATGACAGGCGGTGCAGGTAATCCAGCAATTGGTGCTGATGTTCGCAGCCGATTAACAGGAAAAGAGCAGCGCCAGTTATATAACTCAGCACAACGTATTCAGGGCAGAATGCAGAATCAGGGTGTGGCGGCAGCAAGGGACATGGGTGCCAGTGGTATTAACACCGTTGCAGAAGCGAAGATGTATTTTCAGGGGATGCCGCAGGTTGACTATTCAAGCCCGGAGGCTATGCAGCAGTCGATTCGTGAGATTCAGGAATACACCAACAATTACAACCAACAATATAACGTTAATGTTGGTAAATCTCAGCGGCAGCAATCTCAACCTGCACAGGTATCACAGCCAGCAGCCAGCAGTAACTTTTCTTCACTATGGGGTGATTAATGGCTAAAGCATGGAAAGATGTTATCGCCTCTCCACAGTATCAGGCGTTAGCACCAGAACAAAAAGCGCAGGCTCAGGAGCAATACTTCAATGAAGTCGTGGCCCCGCAAGCCGGAGAAAATGCAGAGCAGGCTAAGCAAGCTTTCTATGCTGCCTATCCATTGCCATCTGTGCGGCCAGTGGAGACACAACAACCAGTAGCACAGCAACAACCACAGCAAAGCGGATTTATGTCTGATCTTGGTGAAGCAGTAAAAGAGACTGGTCGCGGACTGGTGCAGGCTGGCGTGAACGTGGCAAACATACCTGCATCAGTTGCCGATGCTGTAACAAGTGCGGCTGCATGGGCTGGCGGTAAACTCGGCATTGGCGATGGTACATATCAACCAGCGCCACGAGTAACAACGCAGGTATTAGAGCAGGATTTTGGCCTTCAGCAAGGCGCGCTGACTCCACAAACGACAGAGGGCCGGGTGTTTGCTGAAGCATTGCCTTACATCACTCCTGCTGGCGTTGAGAGAGCGGCAACACAGGCACCAACACTTGCTGGCCGAATTGCTCAGGGGGCAACTCGCCTTCTCGCAGAAAACGCAGTTGGATCACTTGCTGCAAACAGTATGAAAGATGATGCGGAGGCACTCGCTACCGATTTAGGTGTTGGCGTTCTGGCAGGCGGCGCTATTAACGCTGCTGGACGTGGATTAGGTGCTGCTTATCGTGGCGTTCGCGGTGCTATTGCGCCAGAAGCGCAGCAAGCTATCAGATTTGCAGAGCGTGAAGGAGTTCCTCTGCACACCACAGACCTGTTACAACCCACTTCCCGCGTCGGAAAAATGGCGCAGACTACAGCAGAAAATATCCCTCTGGCTGGCACAAGCGGAATGAGAGCAACGCAACAAGAAGCGAGAAGCCAGTTGGTGCAGAGATTTGCTGATAAATTCGGTGAGTATGATCCAGCGGTTATTATTGACAGCCTTAAAGCGAAAACATCAGGAATTCGTCGCGCTGCCGGTAATCGACTGGAGCAGGTTCAGAATGCTATGGCTGGAGTAAACATTCAGCCTGCGCGAGCAATTCAGCAGATTGATACAGAAATATCTAACCTGCAGAAGCTTGGTAAGGTTGCTGATAACGAGACTATTTCAAAACTTCAGTCCTATCGTGATGAGCTTGTTCGCAATGCTGGTCCTGATGGTCCGGTAAATCTGGATTTGAAGCAATTAAGCGACCTGCGCAGCCAGTTCAGAATGGACGTGAAGGGTGAGCGACCAGTGTTACCAAACCGTTCCGATGCTGCCATTCAGCGAGTTTACAAGGCGATGACAGACGACATCAATGGTGCCATTGGTCAGAATCTTGGCAACGATACTCTCCGTAAATATCAGCAGGCCAATGCCGTATACGCTGACGAAGCAGCGAAACTAAAGAATACCAGGCTGAAGAATGTTCTCATGAAAGGCGACCTGACGCCGGAAGTTGTCAACAACATGCTATTCAGCAAGAACAAATCGGAAATTAAGACGCTGTATAACTCAGTTGGTCGTGTTGGCAGAGCGCAAATGCGCAATGGCATCATTGGAAAGGCGATGGAGAAATCTGGCGGATCCCCTGACCAGTTCCTTCGGCAGCTTAACATCCTGCAAAACCAGACTGGCATCACATTTAAAGGTCAGGAAGCCGCTTATCTGAAAGGATTGAAAAACTACCTGCAATCCACGCAACAGGCTGCAAAAGCGGCAGTAACAACACCAACAGGGCAGCAAACCATCCCGTTCATTATCGGATATGGGACGGCAATGAACCCGGCGACAACTGGCGCAGCAGTAAGCTACGGACTTCTTACTCGCGCCTATGAGAGCGAGCTATTCAGAAATGCAATGCTCCGAATGGCAAACACCCCACGCGGATCAACAGCGTTTGAGAAAGCCATGCAGCAGGCGCAAAAGGCCATTAACGCCCTTACTCAGGGTGCCAAGTCTGATGCGTTGTCAGAATAGCTTCGCAAACACCAGGAACGTGCAAAAACCAAATATGTAGAACGCAATATTCAGCATATCTCTTTGCATAAATCCTCCGTAACGGATGGTTAGCTACTGTCTTTTTTATATAGCCTCTTGAGCGTATCAAAGACAATTTTCTTAACCATATCCGATTGTTGTTCTGCCATACGCTCTGCATCGTCAATGTAAACTGATGCAGAGCTTTGTTTATCCAATGATTCTTCAATCGCTGCAATTATCTCTGAGTTCAGCGACCTGTTATTCATCTTCGCACGCTGCTTAATTTTCGCGTGGAGTTCATGCGGAAGTCTCAAGTGAAACTGCGCCTCGTCGTATTTGCTGTACATCCTTGATGCCTCACCAGTTGGGTGGAATGGCATCGTAACCTACTGGATAAATACTCAATAGTACCATTTCGTTATGCAATCACATCATGGTTGCATCATATCATTCGTCTGGAGCAATGAAATGTCAGATATCACCGCAAATGTTGTGGTAAGCATGCCTTCGCAACTTTTCACTATGGCGCGTTCTTTTAAAGCGGTTGCCAATGGCAAAATTTATATCGGTAAAATTAACACTGACCCGGTAAATCCTGAAAACCAGATTCAGGTTTATGTGGAGAATGAAGACGGTTCTCACGTTCCTGTTTCGCAGCCAATCATCATTAACGCCGCTGGTTACCCTGTATATAACGGACAGATTGCCAAATTCGTAACTGTGCAAGGCCATTCTATGGCTGTATATGATGCGTATGGTGCACAGCAGTTCAAATTCCCAAATGTGCTGAAGTATGACCCTGATCAGGCATTGCTAGCATTCATAGACAAATTAGCAGCAGTTGATGGTGAGTCTTATATTGTTGGGGCGACTTATGAACAAATAAGGGCATCTAACGTTTCTGGAACGCAAATAAAATGCGTAGGAAGAGAACATGACAATGATGGGGGTGAGGGTTGGTTTTTTCTTGACGCTTCAGACACATCAACACCTGATAACGGTGGGACTGTACTGGTAGATGCTTCTGGAAAAAGATGGAAACGACAGATTGGCGATGAGATAAAAACCGTTTGGTTCACCAGTGGTAATGGTACAGATGATGACACAACTGGTTTTCAGTCTGCTATCGATGCAACCCCATGGGGCGGTTCGCTAACGGTACAAACGCCACCTTTATATTACAATCTTACAGCACCACTGATAATCAGCAAACCAATAAAAATCACTGGCAATGGCGGATCTGCAGTGTCTGCTCGCCAAATGCCATGTCTAAAATTTCCTGTCGGGGTTAACGGTTTCGTTTTAGTGCCGACCTATGACGGTTTCAGATTTACCTACGGGATAACCGGAGTTGTCATCCGGGACATCATGTTAGAAGGGGTAAGCAATGTATCAACGGACTGGGCTGGATATGCATTCAGTGTTGATGAAACAGTAAATGGTGGAGATTATCATGTTAGGGAGTGTTCTTTCGAAAATATACATGTTAGATATTTTGATCACGCATTCACTCTTCGCGGTTCTGTTTATCTGAATAATTTCATAGGAGTACGTGCCCTATGGTGTGGTGTGGGTGTAAGAATAGATCGTAATAGTTTAGGTTTTGGTTACTCAGACCAAAATAGATTTTTTGGATGTGAATTCGTGCTGAACAAGTCAGGTATCATATTAAGCGCAACCGGCCACGCCGGAAGCCAGACAATACATGGATGTACAATATCAGAAAACACCGTGCAAGGGGCTGTGTTCGGCTATAATGTCACACTCAGTTTCGTTGGTAATACCGTTGAAAAAAATCCAGTTGGATTAACCATCCTGATACCATCCACAGTAACAAACCCGGCATCAGAATGTGCAAAAACCATATCTGGAAACTGGTTCCTAATGAATACTGTAGCTATCTTAGTCTCTAAATCAACCACTGTTTTGACTGGAGGATTTGCATTTCCTTTGCTTATCGAAGGAAACAGTTTTAATCAAACCGTGAATGAGGTTTTAAAAGTTGTCGCACCTTCTGGTGCTGGTGAATTTGACTCTCGTCAATTCATATTCAGTTCAAGCAATTCTTACTCTGCTACTGGTGAAACTCTTGGGCCAGTACCTGACTCTAAAATATCATCAGCCTGGGCTGGTTATAATGGGTTCCATGAAGATGGAAAGATTACTATTAGCGCACGCGTTAACGGTACGACTGTAACTAACGCAGGATTCTTTATTGTGCCTGCCGGGCATCAGTGTTATGTGAAATATAACATGCTTAGCATACCAACAGTGGCTGCAAACGGGCGAGATCAGACAACATGTGATATCAAGTTTATGAATGTGACAACATCTACACCAGTTGTTATTCATCAAAATCATGGTGGGCGTAGCGGTTCATTCACAATATCACGATCAGCTGCAGGTGCAGGAGGTATGCGAGTTTCAATTGACATGGCTGCAATTAGCTCGACACACACAGCGATGGCAGAGATTGAGGTTTGCATAATCTAAATGAAAGTGCGGTATGTATACAATACATGCCGCACATCAAGTATTACTTCATTAGCTTGCGACTCTCATTTTAACAAAATATGATGAAGAAATTGCCTTTCTACCTAATTTTATAAATGGTTTCTCAATAAAAACAAACATAAAATAAGAAATAATTAATGATGTAAACATTAAAAATAAGAATTTTGAAAATCCAGATGTCGATGAGTATAACGGGAACGTTGTGAAATGGAGCATAAAGAATTTTATCACAAGAACATGCGATATATAAAGCGAATAAGAAATATCGCCTAAAAATGATAATGCCTTATTATCTTTTATTCCATTTTTTGAGTCATATACTAATGCCGCTATTAATAATGAAAGCCCCCAAATTCCATAATTCAATGGACCATGCGATGATTTATACCCTGAGAAGAAAGAACAAATTACAAACGCAACTAATGAAAATGATATTATATTTGCGAAAGGTACGCGTATTATAACCTTTCGAAACTCATACAGCATCATCCCGACGACAAATTCAAGCAACATCGGTGATGATGAGAATTTTATCAAAGCCATCATATAAGAAGAATTATCAATTTTTGCTATAGCATTACCTGAAAAATTGACAGAACCATTGAAATATAATTGTGATATCAATACAAGTAACACCAAAATAGCAGAGCAGATATAAGCTCTATATTTGTGTGAAACAAACATCGCAACTAAAAATATGAAGTAAAAGTATAATTCATAGGTTAATGTCCAAGCTGTTATCAATGAATTATACCCAAAGTATGGCGCTTCCCTAGAGTAGTCCAAATGTAAAGGTATGGCTGATCGAATAATATTTGAAAAATCCTCATTAGGCATGAGAAAGAAAATACCAACCAATCCAATAATTAGTACTGGGTATATTCTAAAAGTCCTTTTTATTATAAAATCACTAATATAATTTTGAGACACATTTGATGTAGCTAACGTTATAATAAAACCACTTATTATGAAAAATAAATCAACACCGAAATCACCATGCGAAAAAAGTAATTGCCCAAGATTTTTTTGTGCATAAACGTTATCAATAAGTGGTCTAAGATGAAATGCAACAACAGCAAGTGCCGCCAAACCTCGTAAGTAGTGAATCGATAATACTTTGTCCACGCACTGAACCCTCAAAGTTATAGTTATCAGAACCAGTATACCATCAAGAACATCCATAACCGACAACGCGGTCTATGAGTTCAGTACATATCCATACTTATAACTATATACTAAAATAAAACAAGAAGTTAGTAACTGTCTATTTCGGCGGGCTTGATCTGTATCCATAATGAATAAATACTGTATGTATAAACAGCATCGGCATGGCATTCATCATGGCATTCCCATCACCAGCAGCAGACTACGTAGAGCGAAGCATGTCGCTTGATGAAAAATTCGTTGAACATCCAGCATCTACATACTTTATGAGAGCAGGGCAAACATACTGGCGAGAAGGCATCCAGAATGGTGCCTTGCTGGTCGTGGATAGCTCACTTAAGCCATGTGATGGCTATCTGCTTGTTTGCAGGATAGGTGATGAGTTAAGGATAAAGCGTTACCGAATTCACCCAAAACCTCACCTGGTTAATCAGGAGAACGGTAAGCGTGAAGAGATGCCAGACTCAACGGGTGACTACAATGTGACTTCGCCAGTGTTTGGGGTGATCACATACATCATCAACGATGCGCATGTGAGTTTGATTATTGCACGGTTTATAGGTGGCGCTATGCCACCCTCTCATCGAGATAATCCGCCCACCACTGCATCATTTCTCTGCGCTTATCGAGATACTGAGCATGGTTGTAAATCCCACGCACAGATCCGCCGTTGGCATGTGCCAGTTGCACTTCAATAGCGTCAGCAGGCCATTCGTGCTCGTTCATAATCGTGCTGAATTCATGCCTGAATCCGTGACCGCTTTCCAGACCTTCATAGCCGATTTGTTTGATCACAAGTAGTACAGCGTTCTCGCAAATTGGCTTCTTCTTATCGTTGCGACCGGCAAAAACAAACTCTGAGACTGGTTTGGTGATTGAGCTTAGCGTAGTGAGAAGTTCAACCACCTGGTCTGACATCGGGACCACATGAATCTTGCGTCCCTTCATCACACTGGCGTCGATAGTGATAATCCTGTTTTCAAAATCGACGTTCTTCCATAGCATGGAACGAAGTTCTTTTGTTCTGAGGGCTGTGTAGCGTAAAACTTTGGTTGCAATGAGCGATACGATACTTCCTGAAAATGTTGCCAGTGCTTTGTTGAATGCCGGGATCTGGTCTGCAGGAAGAAACGGGAAGTTCTTCTTGCGGTATCCCTTCATGGCGTCAGCAAGGTCAGGTGCTGGGTTATATTTAGCCCTGCCGGTGACAATAGCGTAACGGAAAACCTCGCCGCATCTTCTGCGGGCTTTGTTGGCTCTCTCCATTGCACCGCGATCTTCAAATCTGCGGATTACTTCAAGAAGTTGCATCGGCTCAATATCCTGAATTTCAAGGCCGCCGATGATAGGTAAAATGTCGTCATCAAACATTTTTGCAAGTTCAGTTGCATAGCCTACTGACCAGACTTGCTTCTTGTGCTCGTACCATTCCTTGTAAATCGCACTAAAGGAATTGTTGTTAGACGAAGCCTTTTTCGCTTTTACCGGATCGATGCCAACCGAGATGTCTTTCCTCGCGGTCCATGCTTTATCTCTTGCCTCCTGCAAAGTCATTAGCGGATATTTTCCTACGGTCAGGATTTTCTCCTTACCGTCAATCTTGTAGCGAAGCTGCCATACCTTTTTCCCTGACACAGGGACATAAAGGTACAGGCCATTACCATCGAGTAGGCGGTATGGTTTTTCTTTCGGCTTTGCTGCTTCAATCTGCTTAACGGTGAGCAT